TAATACAGCTGTCTGCGAACAAACGAGCAGAGGCTAAACTAATTGAACAACTTTAAAAACTATGGTTAACATCGACGAACTAAGAAAAAAATATGCTGAGATTAATAATCAAGGCGGCGGAGGCAACTCCGATTTCCTAAGCAAATTCTTCATGATGGACGAAGGTACATCTGTTGTGCGCGTACTTCCTGCAAAGGATGAGACGACACAAGAATTTTATGCTGAAACTGCAATTCACCGTCTTAACGACAAGAATTATCACTGCCCACGTGTAAAGGGTGGCAAGTGTCCTGTATGTGATACTTACTACAACATGTGGAAAGAAATTAATGCCATCGGCAAAGAAACTCCTAAAGGCAAAGAGCTCCAAGACCTCGCACGTCAAATTAAGTCTCGCAAGCGTTATTACATGAATGTAATTGACCGCCGTGATGAATCTGTTAAGATTCTATCTGTAGGGCAAAAGCTTTTCGGTAAGGTATTAGATTGTTTCTTTGATGAGGACTTTGGTGATATTACTGACATGAAAGAAGGTTGGGATTTCAAGATTGTAAAAGATACTCAAGGACAATGGCCGAATTACGATAAGTCTTCGCCTAAGCCAAAGCAGAGTGAGGCAGGTACTGATGCCCAAAACGCCAAGTGGATGGATGAACTTCATGATATCCACGGTCTTGTTAAGGTAGCTGATTATGATGAACTTAAAAGCATGATGATGGAACTGGAAGCTTCTACGAAGGGTCCACAACCTGAAACTGTAACATCAGAAACCCAAGCGCCAGAAGATGAAGATTACATGGCACATTTGAAAGACCTTAAGGTGGATTAATACATGGCAGAAAAGCTAAAGATTTTAGCTTGCCCAAGTAACCATGGAGGATGCGCTTACTACCGCATCCTCCTTCCTATGGAGAAACTGGCAGAGCTGTATCCGGATGACGTAGAGGTCCGATGGGATGATAATCCCCTTGGGTGGAATGCAGATACGAAGACGGAAACCCCTCCCGACTACGAGTATGAAAATATGAAGTGGGCGGACGTTGTGTTTACACAGAACATTCATAATTTTGGAGGGATGTATACAGCGCAATTATTACAGAAAGCACATGAGTTTGGGAAGTTTACCCATTTTGATACTGATGACCTTTTGACCGAATTGTATTCCGGACATAGGCTCTTTGATGTGTATAAAGAACAGAAGCTAGATGAAGTAACTAAGTACATTTATAATAATGTGGATTTAGTGACGGTAACCCAACGCAAGTTTGCAGAGTACATTCAAGAGTACGTACGAGGTGCATTGGTAATTATTAAGAATACTATTGATTATTCATTACCACACTGGAACATGACCAAAGCGCCTAAACCTAAAAAACTAACCCGTATGGGTTGGGTGGGAGGCATTCACCATGATGTGGATGTAAAACACTTTGCTGGCGTCCCGTACCTCGTTAACCAGAAGGTAGGAAAAGAAAGAGTTCATTGGGGATTTTACGGAAGACCACATATGCCTGTTAATGAGAAGACTGGTAAGCCCGAACCTGATTGGCAACAAGATGTTTGGGATGGTTATGAGAGAGTGTTTAAGACAGGATTTAAAGGGCATAAGAATTACCGAATCTACCCTGCAATGGCTCCTAACCAATACGGTGCCATGTATACTAACATCGATATCAACTTAGCCGTGCTAGACGATAACCCCTTCAACCAATCCAAATCAGAGATTAAAGCGATTGAAGGTGCCCGTTATGGCATCCCTTTGATTGCTACTGATGTAGGTTGTTACGATGAGCTTATTGTTAACGGGGAGACGGGTTATTTGATTGACCCTAAAAACTCCAAAGCCGAATGGAACCGTATTTTAACTAGATGTATTAAAGACCCTGAGCATGTAAAAGAGATGGGTAAAAATCTAAAACTTTTATGTGACGAGCTATATGACATTAACAAAGTTGTTGGAGGTCGATTAGACCTATACCGAGACCTTATGAAAATGAAGTCTGATGCTTTTGAAGCCGCTAAAGGTTACAATGCACCACCACTCACCCAGCCCGTAATAGCGGAAACTGAGGTAACCTTAGATAACCCGTTAGATAAATGAAATACTTAAGCGTTGTAGCAGTTCTTAAAGACGAAAGACCTAACATCCAAGAATGGATAGATTTCCATTTGAAGGTAGGGGTAGAACACTTTTATCTTTATGATAATGGTAGTTCGGATGGTAGTACAGAAGTTCTTCATCCTTATATTGAGGCTGGGCTTGTAACTTACTCTTATAACACTATGGACATGTGTCAGATGGCATGTTACTACAACGCTTTAACCGCCTTTAAAGACCAGTCTAAGTGGATGGCTTTTATTGATTTAGATGAATTTCTATTCGCCCCCAAAGGGGATTTAAAGGAGAGGTTGAAGGGTTTTGAGGAGTTCCCAGGCGTAGCCGTAAACGAAGTATTTTTCGGTTCTAACGGACATGAAACACGACCCCCTAACGGAGTCTTACGAAGCTACACTAAAAGAAGGGAATTGCCTGACAAACATATTAAATCGATTTGCCAACCTGCTTATACTTTATGTCCCGCAGGAAACCCACATTCCTTTATTTATCCTGGACTTCAATCTGTTAACGAGAAGAAAGAGCCGTGCTTAGGACCTTTTAACGAGCCTGGAAGCGCGGATTTATTTAGGATTAATCATTACTGGGTTAAATCTAAAGAAGAGTACGAAGTAAAATTAACGCGTGGAAGAGCTGATGTTCCTTCACGAGACCCCAAGTTTCGATATACAACAGGCTTAGGTAGAAAGCTGGATGAAGTATTTTTACAAGACAACGAAATTGAGGATACAGATATCTGGGAATTTTTGGAAAGAGAACATGAGTAAAAAAATAAAAATAATTAGTGGTTGGTCTAATGAAGGCGGCTCAACCTTTTCTTTAATGGAGCTGTGCGAGTTGTTTAACGAGCGTGGTTATGACTGTACTTTCTATGGTCCACACAACTGGCACTTGGATAAATGTAAAGGCGACCACATACACAACCTAAAGGTAGAAGAAGGGGATACCCTCATAGGACATTTTCTTGAGCTACCTGAACCGTACTTCCCTGCTAGAATGACCGTGTTAAGTTGTCATGAGAAAGAGATATTTAAACTAAAAGAAAAAAATATAAAGGGCTACGAAAAAATACGTTTTGTAAGCGAAGACCAAATGTCCTGGCAAGGCGTGTACGGTAAAGTTATACCCAACTGCATAAGAGGAGTAAAACTTTCTAAAGAACCGGAAGGTAAGGTAGCTGGAGTTATTGGAACTATCACCGAAGGTAAGCAAGCTCATGTATCGATAGAAAGAGCTATTAAGGATGGGTGCGATAAAGTTTTAATTTACGGCAATATGTACGATGAAGCATACTATAATAGTAAAGTAAAGCCTCTGCTTAATGACGGTAGTGGTGATAATATTCCTGTTATTTATATGGGGATGGAGATGGATAAACAAAAAATATACGACTCTATTTCGTGTGTGTACCAATCAAACTCTGATAAGTTGCCTGAGGCATATGGAAGAGTTCGAGCAGAATGTATTCGCGCGGGGATTGAGTTCCACGGTAACAAAAACTGTATGATTAAGAATTTGGAGATATGGGACGAGGACAAAATCTTCGATGCGTGGATGGAGCTATTAAAACTATGAGAACTATAGGTATTATTGGGTATGGTGAGATAGGGCAAGCCCTAGACGACATCTATTTGGCGAACAATTTTGTTCCCTTAATTAAAGATGTAGACCGTGATGATGAGTTAGGGGGAGTAAGTGTTTTGAATATATGCATTCCTTTTAGTTATGATTTTGTAGCGCAGGTATCCGAGTATATCGATACCTTAAAACCAGGTCTAACTATAATCCATTCTACGATACCTCCCGGCACAACCAAACTGATTAGCGCAGACTACCCTAACATAGCCCACTCCCCTATCAGAGGCGTACACCCTAACTTAGCAGAAGGTATTCAGACGTTCGTAAAGGTCTTTGGTGGTGTGGGCGCGATACCAGCCTCAAAACATTTTTCGCATGATTTGGGGATAGAGTGTGATGTATACGAATCATCTATTACTACAGAAATAGCCAAACTCTTGGACACCTCTTATTACGGAGTATGTATTGCGTGGCATGATTATGCTAAAAAACTGTGCGATAAGCACGGCGTTAATTTCGACGAAGCCCAAACACACTACAACAAAACTTACAATAACGGTTACACAGAGTTAAACAAGTCTAACGTGGTACGCCCAACCCTGACAGCACCTCAAGGTCCTATCGGAGGTCATTGCGTAGTCCCTAACGCCGAACTCTTACGGGAGGAATTAGATTCTAAATTACTTGAAGCAATCACTGATTTAAAATGAATATTTACACCATGATTCCATATGATTTGGAAAAGAATCTAGGAGGAGCTTATAATAAATTCATGGGTTTATTAGAGGATGATGACTGGGCGGTATTCCTTGACCACGACGCTATGTTTACCACTACTGACTGGATGAAAACTATTCAAGAGACGATAACACAAAACCCAGAGTTTGGCTTTTTTACATGTCTTACCAATCGGATTGGAAGCGCGTGGCAAAAAATAGAAGGGGTGGATGAAAATAACCACAACATTAGTTACCACCGACGTATCGGGACTCAAGTATCAGAACGGACATGGACTCCGGCTAATGTAACTAACGCCCCGTATATGTCTGGTGTCGTAATGATTGTTAAGAAGTCGACATGGAATAAGATTGGAGGCGCTCCTGACGGAATGCTTGGGGTAGACGGTCAGTTACATACTAGGTGCCGTGAATCTGGAGTGAAGTTAGGCTTAATGTCCAATTTATACGTTTACCACTGGTATAGAGGTGACGGAAACACAAACCATTTGAACAAAGGAGATAATTAAATGAAAGTTGTAGATTGTTTTACATTTTATAATGAGTTAGATTTACTAGAAATTCGTCTTAATGAATTAGATGAAGTTGTAGATAACTTCGTAATTGTGGAGGCTGAAAAAACCCACCAAAATAATACAAAACCTCTTTACTACCAAGAGGCATCCGACGAACCTAGATTTAAAAAATGGAAAGATAGGATTATTAATATCGTTGTCCCCGCGTCTTCCTTTACTGAGGATACCTGGTTCAATGAGAACACTCAGTTCCGAGCGATTAAGGATGGACTTACCCAGTTTTCGCAGGATGATTTAATAATGATTGGGGCGGCTGATGAGATTCCAAATAAGGACATGGTTAGAGAGGCGCGTGAGAAACTGGAGCGCCCAATGTGTTTTAACCAAAAATTATATTATTTTTATTTAAACACTCTTTACAACCATAATGGAAGTTGTATTTGGCCGGGTACTACCATACAAAAACTTTCTCAAATCCCTGAAGATATCGTTAACCTGATTAGCACCCGACCGGGACTCCCCCCAATCTTTGATGGGGGATGGCACTTTTCTTATATGGGAAATGAAAAGTATGCTTTGGATAAAATACATAGCTACGCTCATGACGAATTTAAAGGGCACGTAAAAGAAGAAGACTTTAAAAAGTTTAGAGAAGAGTTATCGGACCCTGTAGGACGAGGTCCTAACAAATCTCATTGTATTGCTATTGAGGGGGAAGACTGTTTGCCCATATACGTAAGAGAGAATAAAGAAAAATTTAAGGAGTACATACGACATGGGGAACTCTAAGAACGTAGTATTGTTAGGGAAAGGCTCTCTATCTATTAAAATTGCTGAGTGGTTCAAGGAAAACTATAATCTAGTAGCTGTTGTTCCGGATACCCCTGAGCCGACATGGACAGCTTCCCTAAGTGACTGGGCAAAACTTAACGACATCCCTGTTATATCCTCAGGGGATTACGAGGACATTGATTCGGAGATACAAATAGATTTAGCTATGTCTGTGTTTTACGGACGTATTATCAAAAAGCCTTTTATCGACAGATGTGAATCTATTATTAATTTACATAATGCCCCATTACCTCAGTACCGAGGAGTGCGTCCTATAAATTGGGCACTCTTTAATGAGGAGACAGAACACGGAGTTACTATTCATAAAATTCATGAAGGTATTGATGATGGCGATATTTTAGGAAAAGTAACCTACCCACTTTATCCTGAGGTAGAGGAAGTAGAGGATGTTTACCAGAAAGCCTTAGATTACGGCTGGCTTCTTTTTAAAGACGTGGCATCTAAGTTAGATTATGCTTTAGAGAACGCTACCCCTCAATCCGGGGAGCATAGTTATTATTCTAATAAAGATAATGATTTGTTAGGAGACCGAGGAGATTTTAGACGATGAAAATAGGTATTGTAGGTTTAGGGTATTGGGGAAAAATAATCCTTAATAATTTGAGAGAGTTAGGGTACACTGATATTGTTATCTGTGAAACGCAGCCAATTGACTGGGCATCTTTAGGGAGTAAATATAAAACTATTAAAGATTACAAAAAGATGAAATGTGATAAAGTTTTTGTTCTTACTCCAGCGACTACTCATTATAACATTTGTGAATATTTTTTAAAACAAGGTATTGATGTTTTTTGTGAAAAGCCGTTAGACCAAAGCGCTACTAAATGCCAGGAGCTTTACTCCTTAGCACAGAATAATAAAGCTACCTTATTCGTAGACTGGGTATTCACTTACAACCCCGCAGTGCACAAAATCAAAAGTTTAATTAAAGAATGGGGACGTCCTACAAGTATCATAGCTAATCGAATGAATTATGGTCCTGTTAGGGAGGACGTAAATGCTCGGTGGGATTTAGCATCACACGATGTTTCTATAGCCTGTTTCCTTTTGGACCAGGAGCCCGAAGACGTTAAGTGGTTAGATTTTAAAAGGGATAAAAGCTCAGTCACTGACGACAGTACCGTAGGCATCCTGTCCTTTAAAGACACAGTAGTCCAGATAAACGCCAGCTGGCATCATAGCGTAAAGAATAGACTATACACAATCGAATTTAAAGACAGAATTTTGTACTGGGATGACTCCACAGGTTCTATTATATGTGCTGGGGAAAGTTATAGTGAAAAAGGTGAATCCCCTCTACACGTCTCCATAAACTCTTTTATGAAAGGAGAGACCAACTCAAACATCACTTTAAAAGTAACAAAAGTATTACAAAAATGAAAGTACCATTTAACGATTTAAAAGCCCAGTGGGATTTGGTGAAAGATTCCTGTATGGATGATTTTAATAAACTATTTTCCAAATCCAACTTCATTCTCGGAGACTCAGTCACAGAGTTTGAGAAAGACTTCGCAGACTTTGTTGGATGCAAATATGCTGTAGGAGTATCAAACGGTACGGATGCGTTGAAGCTTTCCGCCCAAGCCATGGATTTAAAAGGGACAACCGCTTTTATTATTCCTTCAAATACTTTTGTAGCTACTTTAATGGGTATAGAACAGGCATATCCTGATGCGTCTTTTAGGTTAGTAGATTGCGATGATTACCATCAAATGGATGTAGATTTGCTACACAAGACGGTTAGAGAGATGCAAAACTATGATAATGTGGTTATTGTCCCGGTTCATTTATACGGGTACACCTGTAATATGAATGTTATTATGAAAATTGCTAAGAAATTCTCTTGTTTAGTTCTCGAAGATTCCTCTCAAGCTCATGGAGCTTACGACGGTTTGCTGATGGCAGGTTCTTACGGTAAGGTTTCCGCCTTCTCCCTGTACCCAGGAAAGAATTTAGGTGCGGCGGGTGACGCAGGTATAGTAACCACCAACGACAAAAAGATTTACGACAAGCTTCTTCTACTCAGAAACTTAGGCTCCGGTCAGAAGTATGTACACGAAATAAAAGGAGGTAACCACAGACTTGATACCTTACAAGCTATAGTACTGAAACACAAACTTCCATATCTCCAAGAGTGGAATGAAAAACGTAGGGCTATTGTTAAAAAATATGAAGCTGGGATGAATAACCTTAAGGTAACTTTACCACGTACACCCCCGGGATGCACTCCTGTCCACCACGTCTTTCCTGTTTTAGTAGAAGACCCAGAACACTTTATGAAATATTTAGCTAATAAAGAAGTCCAAAGTGGAATACATTACCCTATAATAATGAGCGAGATGTCTATGTACTCTCACCTCCCCTGTACAAGCGCACGGGCATTGGAATTTAGTAAGCGAATGGTAAGCTTACCTATCCATCCATTTATGTCCGACGCTGAAGTACAGTACCTCTGTGAGGTTATAAATAATTACAATTAAATAATATGATTTTAGAACACAAATACAATTGGGCTGAATCCGAAGTATCGGATATTAACGAACACATCCCCACGTTAAAAAAATATGCTGAGGGATGCGATACTGTTATTGAGATGGGAGTAAGGAACATCGTCTCTACCTGGGGTTTGCTCGCTGCGAAACCAAAAAAATTGATTTCGATAGATTTGTACCCTCCCCACCTTTACGGAGGTGATATAGGTGAGGTGTACATGGCTGCGAAAGAGGTCAACGTAGATTTTGAATTTAGAGTACAAAGCACACTTACTAATGATATCGAGGAGTGCGATTTCCTTTTTATAGATACGTTACACACCTACGAACAGCTGAGCCAAGAGCTCCCAAAACACGGTAACAAGGCGAAAAAGTTTCTTGCATTTCATGACACGGAAACCTTTGGAAGTAAGGATGAAGTAAGAAAGGAACAGCTTTTCGGCGCAGGAAATAACCTTAATGAGGGCGTCGGTCTGCAACAAGCAATCGATGAATTTTTGACGGAGAACCCCCATTGGGTTATAGAAAAAGTTTTTACCAATAATAACGGCTTAACAATCCTAAAAAGGATTGAAGAGCCTAAATAATTAAAAATATTATGAAATTTAAAAACACAAACTCAATCGATGTATATGTGGATTTAGGCACTTTACGGAGGGTAGCCCCTGGCGAAGTTCTGGACCTACCGGGAGCCCTTCAATGTGAAGGTTTAACCCCTATTCACGAACCAATCCCCCCAAAACCTAAAGCTGTTAAAAAGCCTGCACCAAAGAAACCTGGAAAAACTACAAAAAATATAGCTACGAGTGGTACTATATAATTGTATGGCAAACGTACATCAAAGACGCAGAGCAGCACTAGCTAGAAAACGAGCTGCAGCAGCAGAAGCAGCAGAAGCAGCAGTGGTAGTTCCAAAGAAACCTAAAGCTAAAAAAGCACCTGCTAAGAAAAAAGCTACAAAGAAAGAGTCCTAAATACTTGAACCATGGTCTATAATAGGTCATGGCTAACATTTTAGACGACATTTGTAAGAGGCTAGACGGAGCGAACCTACTTTCTGAGGAAGGACAGGTTTTCGGTTACGTAGACTCGGGCTCCTATGCCCTCAATAAAATTATCTCAGGTAAGTAT